GCGCTCGGAGAAATTGACGTGGCTCTGGTTGAAGATGTCCGAATATTCTGCGGCGATGTAATCGGTCATCGTCGCGGTCGCCTGACTGAAGGCGAGGTTCATCGGAACAACGTCGGTCATTGGCGTGCGAACGGATGCGGTGCCTTTACCGAGCGTCGGGAATTTTACGGTGCTGGCACCCTGGGCGTTCTTCTCGCGGATCAATCCGCCGAGCTTGCGTGACGCCTGGTATGCTTGCTTCACTTCCTGATCAAACAGGGTTGTGAAGGCGTTTGAGATCGTGGCCATTTAGCCCTCCAGGTTAAAAACGAAAAATGTTTTCGCGGTTATCCAGTGGGCTGGGCCGACAATCATAACGACCGGCCAAACGGTTATCGGTCGCGATCAGAATACGACCAGGCCAAACGACGCAACAAACAAAGTTTTGTTAAAAACTCTCACCATGCAGAGCGTAGACCTTTTTCTCGACCCTCGAGGTGTACGCCATGTCCTGCCCGTAACGCGGATCGGCCATCAATTCCTGGATCTCATCCATCGTCGTCGCGCCGACATCCATCGATGCGGAGGCGGGCGGGATATCGCTCTCGCCATAACTGCGACGGATCTTGTTCATCGCGTTGATAAACGTCGCATTGTTCGACGCATTGGCGATGGCCTCGAGCTCGTCATTGCTGAGTGTGCCGGAGGTGCCGAACTTGGTTAGCCAGGCATCCATCGATCCGATAATTTTTTCGGCGTTGCGGCCTAACTTGCCCATTTCCTCGTCGCGCCGATATTTGATTTCCTCGTTCAGCGCGCCCTGGGACTCGAGGTAGAACTTGGTTAATCGCTCGAATTGATCTTGAGAAAAGCCTTCATCCTTCGCGATGTCCAGAAAATCGGCCAGCATAGGATCGTCAGCATCGATATCGCCGAGCTCGTCAACAGAATATTTGCCGTCCGCAGGAGCCTTGTGCTTTCCCGCCGACATTTTCGCGCGCAGTTCTTTATAAGAAGTTGCCAGTTTCTCAGCATCGAGCTCGCCCTTTTCTGCATTCCAAAATTGGTCATCTATGTATTCCGGTTTCTCGGCTGGCTCGGCGGCAGCTTCGGGCTCATCGCCTTCAACGTGCGGCGGCGCCTCGTATTCTTCAGTCTCGGGTTCGATTGATTTGACATTCAGTAAGCTCTGATTGTCGTCGGTGGCGGCCTCTTGGTTATCGCCCTCGACGGTCAGCGTTTCGTCAGCCATCAGGTATTATCCTCGCTCTGGTTAATCGCCGCTCAATTTCGCGGACAAGTGAATTCTGGCCCTCTCGCGCATAGCCGTGGCTGGCATCTTCGCCTGGGTACCAGGTCGGTTGTTCAATAGTTAGGCCGCGCAGGTATCGCAGCAGTTTGGCGCCATCTTCTGTCGAGAAAACGCGCAGGTGCAGCTTGTCGATATCTTCGGCGCTGTCGCTGGTTTCGCGGGTCAGATCCGCCCAGGTGGTGCTCATGTCGGTGCGCCTTCCTGCTCAGCCTGTGCCGCCATAGCTTCCTCTGCTTGTTGCTCGATCTGGGCGAGAATTTCCTCTTTTTCCTCTTGCGTGTTCAGGATCGACATCGGCACACCGAGGCGGTCGGCGATGAACGAAATGGCCTTGTCCTGGTTGATCGCAAGTTGACCACTCGGTCCCGCCGCCTGGGCGACCTGCATGAATTGCATCACCGCCTCGAGCTCATCGAGGTTCTGTGCCTGGGCAAGCGGGGATATCGGAACGATCTTGACCTGCTGGCCGTCAACCTTCAGCGGCAGATCGATGATCGCGGCCTGATCCATTACCGTGAGCACACGGCTGACGATTGGCGTCATGGCCTCAGTGATCAGTCTGCCGAAAGCGGATCCGAGATTTTGCGCGAGCTCTTTCATCCTCGCCGAGACTTCGGTCGCTGAGCGCGCAGACATCGTGTCAGGCGGGAGCGTGTCATCGAGCATGATTTTCTTAATGCTCACCACCAGGTCATTGATGACGATCTGGGCGGTATTGAAATCACCGGCACGGGGCAGGGGCTTGAGGCTCTCGCCTTGGGGGCCACCATTGCGCGCAACCGGGATGATCGAGCCGGGTTGAATGCGAACAGTTTGCGGGTTCAGAACACCATCATCCGCTGCGGTATAGACGCCGCTGATCGACAGGCTGGCATTCTGCAAGATCAGTTTTTTGACCAGATTCAAAGTTTTGATATCACTGATCGCGGAAATCAGGGGGCCGCGCCCCATGACCTCGCCAGCGATTTTGCTGTACCTGGCGACAACCCAGGGGGTGCTATCCATTTCGCGGAAAACCAGTTCCTCTTTTTTCTGCGGCCAGATGACGTGATAGCAATAATAATCGTCGTCCTGCTTGTAGATCGTGGCCTCGAGGAGCTCGATCTCGTCGGTCGGTTTCTCATCGATGAGCTTCTGGAGCTCGGGCGTAACCATCAGATCCGGCCAGTGCTGCGGGACTGCTTCGCAGCGCATCCGCATTTTGCGATAGACGTTCTGCACAGATCCGTGCGGACCTTCCTCCAGTGACACCAGGAATTGCGGCACCGCCTCAAACCGGACAGGCGTGTCCTCATCGCCAGGCTGGATAAGCATGACCGCCGTGCCGACTGCGAGATCCAGAAGGAACTCCGACATTGCCAGGTCAAAATTAGTCTGACGGATGACCGCAAACATTTTCTCATTGTAGATATCGAGCGCGCGCTGGAGCCCTTCTTTTTGCTCGGGGTCGATATCAGTGCCAACATGGAGGCGACACCAGTTTCGATAGGGCGGGAATAGCGTTGCCTGGAGCCGGTTCGCAAATCGCTGCGTTGAATTGATGGCGGTCGAGTCATACACCCGTTCCATCTTCGGCTGGCCGACCGTGCCGCCTTCATAATTTCCGTCGTATAGATTGCGCTGCGGCAACGCGAATTCGTAGCAATCAGAAAATAAACTGCGCCACTGATCCTTGCGTCGGTCAGCCTTTTCCGCGCGCTTGATTACCTGCTCGGGGGATAGCTTCATCCCAGGGTAGTTTTCAAATCATCGATGCCGGTCTGCGCGTTGTCGCGGTTTGACGCCAGAAGCATCCGCTGACCGCCAGACCTTAACGCACGGCGCCGAGACATAAGCTGATCACCCGCCAGACGCTCTTTCTCGGCAGTGCGCTTTTCCTGCTTTTTAAGAATTTCTTCCTGCTTGCGCTGGCTTTCCGCGATCGAGGGATCTGGTGCTGGAGGTTTAGGAGACGAAAATATTCCACCCATATCAATTATATATCCTCGACAACTGGAAAGCGTCGGAACCGCCTGGCAAAAGCTGCCGCAGCGTTCCCTCGATGTCGAAATTTAACCATTCAGCGAAGCGAACTGCGCCCAAATTTGAGCATTCGACGGTGATCTGGCACCGGCGCAGAACCAGGGCGGACGGCAACGCCTCAAAAAAGCGCCGTGACACAACCGCATAGGGCCGGACACGTTCCGCAATGTCACGGTCGCGGAGCATCCACGCCTCGTAGACCAGCGGAATAACCGGCGTGACACCGAATATGGCCATGACGCGGCCGTTCTCGAGGATTGTAAAGCCGGCGCCGGCAGCGGATTGCGCCTCGAGGCGGTCCAAATAATCGGGGATGCGCGTGATGAGCGACTGCTGAAATCGGTCGTGCCGCATTACGACGGCATGGTGGCGCTCAAACGGCAGCAACCTCGCTGAAGACGGAAGGTGCGGCAGTATCAGGGCGCGAAGGTTGTTTTCATTATTCAAAGGTATCTGTTACAATTTGTCATTCATGTTTCTCCCTGAACTCGGGCCGTGGCAATCGCTGCGGCCCGTTTTTTCAGAAGACGTTGAAGTCCATCGACGCGCGGATTGGCTGTGCAAAGTTCGACTGGAACCCGCCGCGCGTCAGGCGTCGATGTTCGCCGCCGCCTAAAAGCAGATAGCCGTAAGCATCGCCGACGTGGCTGTTCTGATCCTTGTTCGGCGCATCGCGGAAGCGATCCATGCCGCCGCTAATTCCG